TGGCTGGTCAATAGGTATACCTGCCAAAGAATGCAAGACTGGCGGCAAGCTCCAGCAGGTGAAGGGCTCAGTCTGTTACGACTGTTATGCGCTAAAAGGTTGTTATGTTTTTAAGGTGGTCCAAGATGCTCAGTATAGAAGACTGAAGGCCATAAGCTCACCGCAATGGGTTGAAGCGATGGCAACACTGATCAACAGCAAAAAGCCGGACGTGTTTAGATGGCATGACAGCGGCGATGTTCAGGATTTAAATCATTTACAAAAAATTTATGAAGTGTGCAAGCTCACACCTTCAAAGAAGCATTGGATGCCAACCCGTGAAGCATGGATTAAAGACCACCTTCAGGACAAGCCAAACAATTTAGTCATAAGGTTCAGTGCGCCCATGGTCAACCAGCGGGCGCCTGCTTCCTGGCCTAACTCTTCGGAGGTTGTTGAATCAGGGGCCAGCTGTCCAGCTGCAAAACAAGATAATGAGTGCCGTGACTGTAGAGCATGCTGGGACGCCTCAATTAAAACAGTTTCTTATGGTAAGCATTAAAAAATTCCCGCGTGGAATACTGGATCAAGTCATTAGCAAAAGTACTTACGACGGTGAGTCGGAGCGTGCACTTGATCCGGGCCTAAACGTCAAGCGCCAAGCTTCGATAACGTCAAGCGGCAAGCATCAAGCCCTTTACTGCAAGCTTCAAGCGCCAAGCCCGAAGCGTCAAGTTCCAAGATCCTAGAACCACGGAACATTTGAAAACGATTAGAGGACCTCGGACCAAGGGCCTGGATTAAGATAAAAGTATTCTTAGGATGTTTAATATGGAACGATAATTGGTGCGGACTAAACTGCACTTTCTTACCCTTGGTTACTTTTAACTCTATTGTAAAAAAGTGCCCGTTATTATTACAGACCAGCAAGTCAGGAGTACCAAGTAAGCTAATGTTTTCAAGCCGAGTAAACGAAAACTCACGCCACTCTTTAACAAGTTTTTTATAGAATTTAGCTTCTGGTCCCACTTATTTTTTTGAGGTAACATCGTCGTTCTTTTTATCTTTCAACGACGCTAACAATGCTACTAATGCTGCAACTTCTCCATACGGTCTTGTCCACATGTATTGCAATAATTGTTTTCTTTGTTCTTCTGTCAGTTCAAACATACATTCTCCTTTCTATAAAATTAATTTAGATTTGTTTTGTGGTGCTAGTTTGAGTACAACTCTTATACCTTCTGTTGCTCCTATTAAAGTATTTTCATGTGCTTCAATTTTTTGTATTTCAGATAGTCTGTTATTACCCATATCAACATAAACTTTAGCATACATGATTGCATTACCTTTGCCTTCAACCTTACCCATGCCTTTGTTAAACTTGTCAGTAAACTGTCCAAGTATCTGCTGTAAGTCTCTAACTAACATTATAATAATCTGATCTTTCTTGTTTTAAATTTTTTACCTCTTGCTCTAATTTGTTTATCTTAACTATTTGATCTGCAAGTTCTGTTTTATATTGTGTGTTCATAGATAACAAATCACGTATATTATTACGAAGTTTATTTACAATGTCATCTGTTTTTGCCTCTACAAAATCTATAACAACTTCATTTTCATGACTAATATCTTCGCCATGTTCTTTGTGGTGTGTGTATGTTCGTTTATCTTTCATATGTTGACAATATAACAATGTTACCTTAAAATGTCAATATGGGTGTTCCAAAAAGATTAACAGAAATGCAAAAAAGATTTGCAGAATATTTAGTATTTAATGAAGGACGTACTACTGGCGCAGACGCTGCTATAGCTGCTGGCTACAGTGAGAAGCGTGCTAGAGTTGAAGCATCAGAATTACAAAATCCCACACTGTCACCACTTGTTGTACAATACATTGGAGCATTGCGAGAAGAAAATCTTAAAAGATATGAAGTATCTTATGACAAACACGTAGCAGAACTTGGTAAGATCAGAGAGGCCGCTTTGAAAAAAGGCGCTTTCTCCGCTGCAACAAACGCTGAGAAAAACCGAGGTATGGCAGCAGGATTATATATAGACCGTAAAATAATAAAAACAGGTAAATTAGAGGAAATGTCAGAGGAAGAGTTAGAATTAAAAATGAAAAAAATACTAGAAGACTACGCTCCGATTTTAAATGCAAAGGTCGTTGAAGCATTACCAGAAGAAGTTAGTGAATCCGAGTTATCTTCTTCACACAAGAAGTCGGAAAAACAGACCTCTCCGAAAAGTGAATAGAACCATCTGATTCTACATCATAGCCAGCAAATATTCTTACAGTCTCATCATCTTTACTAAATAACCAACCTTCACTTACAGGTGTAGCTAATTTCATATCTTTAAATTCTTTGTCTGTACCCCAGCCGCCTTCAGTAATGATGTCAATCCAATCTATACGCACACGTTTAAATGGAAAGGGCACGTGTTGCTTAACAGTCTTTGGTTTAGTGTAACTGTTAATTCTTCTAGATTTGTTTTTGGATTTCATAAATGTATATGTATGTCAAAAGTTTTAAAAAAACAATGAAAATGAAAAGCTTCGCGTGCTGGCAATCCTAGAATTTGACCTAGGTAGACAAAATAATCTGTCACCTTAAACATAAAGTGTCTACCCTAGTGTCTACCCTAAAGTCATATATACCAACACTTATAGACGAAAGTGACAGAATGACATTATTTCTATAGTAGTTTTTATTTTTTTTTTTATTTCTTTTCCCATACATATACATTGTCATAGTACCTGTTTGTCCGCCTCTTTTTCGCCATAATGTAGCTCCATTACTGCCATTTTGTCTTCTGCTTCTGCAATTTTTTGTAATAATTTGTCAACTTCTGCGGTAATATCAGGATGTTCTGGTATTAACAGCTCTTGCTCACTAAAACATTGTATTTTATACAACGCATCCTGTATTTCTGCATTGTATCTGTAGTTTAGAACTTTTCTAAGTTTGTCATTCATCTTTGTCCTCCTCCATTGTTTCATTACCACGTTCATCTTTGTATATTATATATGACTTTTTGCCATCAAAGTAATATCCTGATATCTCACGCTCCATTGAAAAAATCCTCTGGGTTCATCTCTACTTTTGCTTTTTCTTTCTCGTCGTTTTTTAGGTCATGATACATGTCCAATCTTTTCAAAAACCTATGTTTCCATTGCCTTAATTGTAGTCCCTCTGCCTTGAACTCTTGATAATATAGGTCAGGCGTGCATACCATGATAACTCCTTGTTGTATCTTACTGCCGTAGACGTAGTCGTGGGCCATGGCGTATGCTGCAATCTGCATGTAATAGTCTTCGATCCATTCTTCCCTCTTCGGACGGTTACTTTGTTTGAAGTCAACAATAGTTTCCATACCGTTATGTAAGCAAACCAAGTCTGTTGAACCCGCGTACAAACCCGGATAGTGTAACGTAACTTCCGAACCATACCATTCTTCCACAGGTGCAAGACCGATCTCAATAATTTTGTCGGCCATGGGACTCGCCTCTTGTCCGATGCTTGTAAGATCATTGTAGCCAGTTCCGAGGATATGGTGTTCCAGGAATTTGTGCATAGATGTCCCCCGACTACTACTATGGTTTTTAATTCTGTCTGCTTCTTGTTCACCTACTTTGGCCTTCCACTTTTTTATAAAATCTTGGTTTTTTGTAGCGCCTAATATCGTAGTTACACTAGGAAGTCTATAATTACTTATTTCATAAACCCTGGTCCCTGTTCCAGGATCCGTGATCTGTTTACCGCTGATATAGTTGTATTTACTAGATTTTTTCAAATAAATTCTCCAAGTCATTTCCAAGGTCACAGTTGTAAGATAAAGTTCTTCTCGTATCAATAGTCCCGTTAAACGGATACACACCATGCATCATGTCATACGGAAACACAAAAAAATCTCCAACATTCATATTAATTCTTAACTGATTATAACTGAGTACACCAGAACCTGCAATCAATTCTAATGTACCATTGGTAGGCACGTGTTCTCTAGAATATTCTTTACCATAAGTATTAGGTTTTTTTAACATCATAACCGATGACAAACCACACTCATGACCTTTTTTACCCATGTGATAGTGAAAAGGATTATACTCATTTGCTTTCATTTCATTGATCCATGCTTGTCTCAGATTAATAGTTTTAGTAACCTTACACTCTACTGTGTACATTCTAAAACACTGTTCAAAATACATTTTAATATTTTCTGGTAAATGTTCATCTACTTTATGTTCGTCTTCAATTTTCCCTGCTAAATGTTTATTATGTTTTGTTAAATCTTTTAAATTTTTATCGTAAATTTTATTAATCTCATCGACTATTGGTTGTGGTGTTGTAAAATGTAAAACTTTTTGACCTAAATGTATGGTTTTAAATAATTCTTGTTTTTTTGTTAATTTTTCTAGCATTTTATGATGCTCTGCTGCATCTTTATCACTCATCATTTTTACGTTCCGCTCTATTACGCTTTGACTGCTCGTAACTTTCTTTTAACTCATCTTCTTCTTTCTTACCAAAAATCTCAAACCATCTTTTAGTATAAGTATCATTAGTCGGTCTAGACTTACCGTCATACTTAAATTTTTTTTTCATAGTTTCTTTTTTAACTCTTTTAAATATTCTTCGTTATCTTCTTGTTGTTTATCTCGAATTATTTTTACATGTTTACGCCACGCCCAGGCATTTAGCATACCTGCGTATTTCATTATTACATGTAAACTTTCGTATATTAATTTATCAAACATTATCTTTCCTTTCAAATAATACAACATTAGTCATGTCTGTTTTTTTTACTTTCTTATCTCTCTTGGTAGGCATAATATCTAATACCTCTCTTGTATCTAAATCTACAAAAATTAATTGCACATCTAATTCTTTTTGTTTTTTAGTTGTTGTTCTATTTACTTTGTAACCATTCTTTGTCCGTAAACTTATGGCTTTTACATCAACTAATATAACGTCACCCGTGCCGTCTTCATCAATCAACACCAGATCAACGGGTCCGT